AAAGCAACCAATCGGCATTAGGCATTTCGCCAAGTTCTATTAACTCCTTGCCTACATAGTCTCCACTTAACTCTAATCCTGTTTCTTCTTCTATCTGTTCTTCATCTTCTAACCCACTTAAGTCTGTAAACTCTAAAGGCTTTAAAGTTTTGAAGTATAAGTTTAAAGTAATGTCATTGTATGCAAGTAAATTATCAAAGGCATCTATTAACAATTCCTGCATCGGTCTAATTACTAAATTGTCAAACAAAATAAACGAGTCTTTTAACTCATCGGAATTACTGCTAAAGCCGTTAGAAGAAGCTATACCGAATAATAAAGGACTCGTTATATTATTTCCTAACATTATTTTCCTTAAACACTCTTCAGCAAGAGTAGAATACAAGTCTGGCGCATCATTTACAGGCATCGCATCTACTGTCGTTTTGCTCTCTGCATTTGAATTGAAACTAACAATAACCTTTTCTCCTGTTGTTCCTGTAAGTTGACTTAATACTTTTGCTTTGATCATCTGTTGCTGCTCATCGCTTGGTTGTCCGTTATTGAAATTTATTACACTCCGACTTGAGAAGCCGTTGTTTACTTCGTTAATTAAGTACTCACTAATCGACTCCTCTAAAGTGCAATAAGGCAAACAACCGATATAATCTGGAAGCGCATAGTATTTTAAACCGACAGAATAAGGCTTTACAAAATAGATTTCGATGTCTTCTTTTGAACATCCAAAAGCAGGTATTCTTTTAGGAGTATATTTCTTAATATCTGTCCAATCGTCTGAATAGTAGTAAGCTTCTATTTTTCCATCTTCATTACATTTTTCTGCTCGAAGTAATTGTACTGGTATATGATGAACCTGTGCTATCTTCTTTCTGTCTTTCGTGTATATGACCTGCATTGCACACTGTCCCAATAGTTTTAAGTCAGCTACTAACTGCCTTACTGATTCTTTTGGAAACATAGCCATCATTGCAGCGTACTCATTTGGCTTTTTAGAGCCGTTAGAGGCACTTAAACCCTTTCCGTATACTAATCTGCTAACGTTGTTTACAATAGCGTTCTGTGTCGTAGAATTATTATAGGAGTCTATGAGAAATTGATAGTAATTATTATCCTCTCCAAATTCCACGAAACCCTCTCTTTTGGATTCTTTGATAATTGGCTGCTCATAAGCACTTAATTCTAAAATGTGTATATCCTTACTCATAAATTATAAATTCATTATTTGAAACCTTGCTAACATACTGTCCATTGTTTACTGAATAAGTAGCTACTGGTTGGTCAGTACAAAAGATTCTGTCTTTCATTACTACTTCAGTTCCGTTTTTTAGTTCAAGTCTATAAAAGTGATTTTCAACTAAAGCAAACACCGCAGACAAAGTGTGATAATAGCCTCCAATATTACTTGCATCTATAGTTACTTCGATTGTAGTATTTAGTTGTTCGTCCGTTAAATACATCGTATTATAAGTGTCGCTTCTTGGTATGAAACTAAACGTCTGTTGGACTCCGCTTGTAGATAATATTATCATTCTACTATAGTAACTAAAAAAGTAGTTTTTTGTTTTTGTTTCGTGTTTCCATACTAATAAAAAACGAATAATACAAACGCCCAAATACACATTTTAAGCCGTTCTAATAAACTTTCTACTCTTCTCATATATACTAACATTAAAAACCTACGATGTGCTATTAAACAAAAAAGCCATTATTCTAAACAAATATAATAATTAGTATCTAAACAAAAAAGGCACTCCGAAAAGTGCCCTTAATGTATGATAGGAAGAAAAGAATTAAGTAGTAACTATCGTCGCATCAGTTGGCGTTCCATCTGCAAAGGCAGTAGCTAAAAGTGCTTCTGTGTTTACATCAATGAAGTTCGCTGGAGAAACTTCCATCGCTACAAATGTAAGCGAGTATCCGTTGAAGTCGCCCATCGCAGCTCCGCTTGATATTTCGCCTGCCGTCGTATCGCATCCCTGTGCAAGACCCATTAAGAAAAATTGGTCTGTCATTGTTCGCACGATTATTCTTGGTCGTCCATACGCCAAAAGTTTAATATTCTTGTGCATAGCAAAATCTTGTTTTTTCAAATTGATAACAAGAGTCTGTGTAAAGAATGTCGTTCCATTATCTCGGCTCGTTTCAATAGTCGTCGTGAAGCTATTAGCATTCGACTTCAATTCGTATTTGTATAGGCTTAAAACTGCCGCAGGTGTCCAAGTGTCTATTACGTCTACGTTTGTTGCATCGTAAACTATATTGTCTGTTGTTAGGTCATCGAAGTTCGCAAAGTAAATGGATTTTAAACCGCTCACGCTGTCTTTGCACTCCTCCACTCTCCCGTTAGTTATTTCGCAACTCATAATTGTCTGATTTTAAGTAAGTTAGAGTACTACACTTAAAGTAATACTCTAACTAAAGTTAATATTATCCGAAATAAGCGCAATCTGCACCAACTCCAATTTGTACTCCTGCTGACATTCTCATTATAACTCGAACATTGTCGCTTCCGTCGTACTGACTTACGTCAATCACTCTCGCTTCTTGAACGTCTGAAAGTAAAGAAACTCCGAAGTATAAGTTAGAAGTTTGTGCTGCTAAAATTCTGTCGTCTGACATTCCGTTAGCTACAAACATAGGAATACCATCAAAAGAAAGTTGTCCGTTTGTATACCATTGTGTACCCTCGTTATTTGTACCTGCATTTGAAGTCGCTGCTACTGCAAATCCTCCTAAAGCACGAACGTAAGCACGAGCCACATTCGAAGAAACGTACAATTTTAAATCCTCCGTTCCGTAAACAGAAGTAGGAATCAAGTCAACTACAGAACCAATTTGTCCAATAACTAAAGCTGCCGTTACTGGCGCAGTAGCTACTATTTGTGCTGCTGGTACTTGTGCCGTTGCTAAAGCTTCAAAGCCATTAAAAGAACCTGCACCTGCAACTCCTGCCCAAATGTTAGTTTCCATTGCTGCTGCTACTTTAGCTGCAGTATATCCAAGTAAGTAATCTTCGAAAGAAGCAGGAATGTCTGAAAAAGACGATGCGCCCATCTCAATCGATTGCCAGGTATTATGGAAATTTGACCGACAAAGTTGTAAGTTAACCATCAAGTCTTTTACTTCTAAAATCTTCTCTGTTAATGTAACTGTTTGAGTAGTATCAAAATCACAAGTTGCATCCGCTAATAGAGCAGACGTTGCTACGTTCTGAAGAACTTCTTTATACTTTACGTTAGGTAATACGGTAACGCCTCCGTTTTCAATAGTTGGTGCTGATAACAAAGCCGCAGAAATATATTTCCCCGCAAACTGACCTGCATAGGTCGTACCAGCTGTAATAGGATTAGCCATTTTTTTTGTTTTTAATTATTAATTTATTTATTTAATTTTTTGAATACTCTATCCAAAGTAGTTTGTGTTCTCTTTTGTCCGTATAAGAAAGTTTCCTTTTCGTTTTTGTTTTCTGGATTGAAAGAAATAGGCTTAACCGCAGGGTCTAACTCTTCGTTTAATTTCATTTCATCCGTGTTTCCATCCTCTTTAGAAAGTTCTACTGTTTCTTCTTTGGCTTCTGCTTTCGCCTCTTCTTTGATTTCTACTTTTGCAAGTTGCTCAACTTCAGCTTTAAGTTCTTCGTTCTCTTTTTTCAAGTTTTCAATCTCTGTAAAGAAAGTTTCTTTAACTATAGATTCAACAGTTTTCTTAACAGGCACGGCTTCTTCTGTTTTAGCCTCTACCTCTTCTTCTACTACGTCCTCTTCGACAACTTCTTCTACTGCCTCTTCTTCTTTGATTTCTGCTATAATACCCTCTACGGCTACTATAAGAATCATTCCATCTTCAAGCTTGTACTCTCCAATAGGCAAAGCTATTCGTTGATCATCTTCAGTAATAATAAAAACCTCTGCTTCTGGCTCAAATGCGTCTGCTTCGATTCTTGTTACTCCATCGTCTAACTTTCTTTCTTCAAGCTTAATCTCCATTCCGAGAAGTTCCCTTACTTTGTTTAATATAGATTGTTCTTTCATTGTTATTTATTTATTCGTATTTATTTATTCGTGTTTTTATCTGTATTTTTTTACAATAGCAGAGCCCTCTTTCATAAATCTTAAAACTTCCTTGTACATCTGACCTTGCTTCGGTGGAACATCTACGCCTAAATCCATAGCTGCTTTTCTTAATTCTTGATAATTCTTATCTACAATACTTAAACTACCTGCAGAGTCTTGATAGTTTTTTCTTAACTTATCTATTGCATTTTTAACCGCTAAATTTAAAACATCCATATCGTAAGTTTTATAAAACTTATTAAAAGACGAATCAAAATCTTTTACCGCATTAAGTTCAATTTTTTCAGAAGCTAACTCCGTTCTCTTTTCGTCTTTTGCCCATTCAGCAAATATTCTATTTAGTCTTTCCATACTATAGTAACTTTATTGTTTATTCTTTGTTCGATTTTCACTTAAATATTTCCTATGCCTTGCGCTCTAACACTACCATCGCAGCACTTTTTACTGTATGTATTATCTTCACATAAACACGCTTTCTTTGAGTTCTTTGGACTGCTTTGTGCTTGTGGTCTTTGTACTTTCTTTTTAGGCATAGTTCGTGTTTATTTAGGCAAGTTTTTTTATTCTTTTGATTTCTGCATCAATTTCTTTTATTTGTGCTTTTACCATTTGCATCTCTTGTTTAACTTCATTTGGTAAGCCTAAACCTAAATCTTTTGCAGCTTTTTCAATATCTTGAAATCTTGGGTTTATTTTGACTAATTGCGCTCCTGCTTCGTTTAAAGCTGCAAGTGTATTGTTGGCATTTTTATTTAGTGCCTCAACTTGTCTTGTTGCTTTTGTGTACGCACCAAAACTTTTTTTTGCTTGATTTTTAAAGTCATCTATTAAACCAAGTTCTACTTTTTCAGAAGCTAACTTTGTCATTACTTTGTCAGTAATATCTTTTTCAATCTTTTCTCTTAAATTCATTTTAATAGGTCTTTTAGTTTGTTTATTGTTTCCGTTTTTTTATCGTCTTTACTCATATCGTATCTGTCTGCAAAGTAACCCTCAATACTGAAGCCTTTTATCTCTCCAGACTTCGCTTTGTTGTATAGTTCTTCGTCATCAATCTTCGCACTAACAACCCAAGTACCTACAGGTAAATCCATTCCATAAAGTGCAGTCTTGTCTTTCGACTTGTCTTCGATTATCCAACTCTCGACTATAGTGACATCTTTTAGTTTATCCTTGTGTTCAATAGTAGCGTTTTTATGATTAGACTTTTTAAAGAATAATTCACTCGCTTGTCTTATTGTTTGTTTACTAAAGAATATATAATACTCTTCATCGTTTTCTGAACGTCTAAAAATAGTTTTATCTGGAATCAAAGCAGCGCCCATCAGTATTCGCTTTTCTTTGTTTACTTCTTTTAAAAGTGTTTCGTGTTTATTTAGTGCAATGAAATTGCTTTCAATTGCAGGAGTTTCTACAAGGCTTATCGCCTCTATTCCACTTGTCTCGTCTGACTCATCAATTATCATTTCTACTATCTTCATACTATATTAACTTAATTGTTTTTAAAGTGTTGCATTTTCGACTCTATTTCTATCTAAAGCCTGTGACGTTGTTACTTCTCCACTAACAACAAAAGCTTGAACAGGCTGCTGCTGAAGTGAGGCGAGTTGATTTATTCCAGAATCTCCGACGACATTAAAACTTGGTGCGCCTCCGCTTAAATCTGGAGCAGACTCTTGACCACCTCCACCATCTCCACCTCCGCCTTGAAACTTTTGACTTCCTATTGTAGCCACATTCGCAAGTCCTGCTGCTACGGCAATTCCTGCGGCTATAAATGGTGCAGATGGATTAAGTATAGTAATAGGATTAGCTGCCGTACTCGCAAATATTGCGTTTGCACTCTTATAAGTATCTATTGTCGCTTGTGCTATACTTACTGCCTTTTGCACTTGGAACGCTCTCTTCGCTGCCTTTTCGCTTTTACCTGCAAATAATGCTGCTACATTAGATATAACATTTAGACCATCTACAGTAGATTGTAAAGCAAATTCGTTTTTTATTTTTCTTTCTTTCTTTTCTTTATCAAAGGCTGCTTTTTGTATTTTGCCTAATTCAGCGTATTTATTAAATTCTACCTCTACTTCCTTATCCGCTTGCGCTTCCATTAAAGGCAATTTATTATCTTCAAAAAATTGTATTTCCTTGTCTAAAGATTCTTGCCTAAATTTGTTTCTTATTTCATCTTCTGCCTGTTCTTCTTGCCTTGTGTATAACGCTCTTAATTCTATTTTTTCATCTGCATTGCCTTTAGCATCTTCACGAAGTATTCTAAACTTTACTCTATTTATTTCCAGTTCCTTTTCTATTCCATCTTCAAGAAGTGAGTTTTGCAAATCCTCTATTTGTCTTGCTATAGATAGTCTTTCATCTCTATAGGTTTTCCAACTATCAATTTTTTTCTGGTTGTTAGTTTCTACATTGTCAGTAAAAGCGTTATTTATGTTTTCTCTTTTTATATTAAACTTTTGAAACGCTAATAAATTCCCAGACTCTAAATTTCTTTCATTCTCTAAAATGACTGCATATTTTTCTGCTCTCCTGTCAAGCACTCCTTGACTAACCTTTTGCCCTTTGGCTCGCATTTGATTAATAATTATTAACTGCTTCGCCTGTTCTTCTCTATACCTTTTATTCGTTAATTTAAGTTTATTTACAAAAACCTCTTGTTCATCGTCTACCAATTTTAAATTAGCTGCCCTTTGTTGTTGTTCAATAGAATTTAACTCGTTAGTATCTTTAGCGTTTTTCTTTCTTAACTCATATATCTGATTTAATACGCTATTTTTTCTTTGTTCTACCGCTATAGTGTTTTCTATTTCTTTTATCTCTTCTTTTATCTGTGCTATGCGCTCATCGTGTCTTTTCTTTTGTGCTTCTGCATTTGCAGTTCGTTGTTTTTCTGCTTCACTTTCAACAAGTCCGAAAGCCTGTAAGCCTTTCTTCATTAATTTGAAACCCTCAATAATTGCCGTAATAGGAAACAGAACGATTTTTAATGTTGTTCCTAACTTATCAAACTTTTTCGATGCATCATTAACCGCTTTTTTTACCTTATCAAAGTTGGCGATTAGTAAGCCCAATCCTACAATCAGCGCACCGATTCCCGTACTAATTAATGCTAAACGGAACACTTTCATAGCGCCACTACTTGTGCCTACTGCCGTAGTGTAAGCATATTGTGCTACTGCTGCTAATTTAGTGCCTATCTGAAGTTCTTTATATGAGTCTGATAATCCTTGTACTCCTTGCTGAATAGCCATAGCCCCCTGCACTTTGAGAAGTGATTTTTCAAGTGCTTCGTTTTCGCTTCCAAATAAAGCCATAGAACCTTGTGCAAGTGCAAAACCAGAAGTCGCTCCTGTAAGTGCGCTTCCTAACTTTTGCGTCATAGTCTTCGCTGCTCCATCTACTGCGATGTCAGTTTGAATTTGGACTTTTCTATACTGACCTACTTTAGTTAATAGTTCTTGAAACTCCTTGCTTGTAGTATCTCCTGCTAAACTTAATTCGTAAAGCCTATCTTCAGCTTCGCCCATCCTCGTTGTAAGAGGCTGCAACTCTCCGTAGACTTCTTCAAAAGTAGCGTCTAAATTCTTTGTGCTTTTTGTTGTTTGGTTTATGGATTTATTTAACGTATCAAAATCCTTTGCCGTTTCTTCAGCATTGTTATTAATGTCTATGTTTATAGTTTTCTTTACCGCCATTGGAGTTATTTTTTAATTCGTTTTTTTAGCAATTGCATTCTTTTCTTTTGCTTGTATATTCCTTTTACTCCTGTCTCATAATTGTATAAACCTTTAGCCACTTGAACGTTATAACTGCCCTCGTAGAAATCGTCTATCTGTAGTAAGTCTATTATATGTTTTAACATCTTTATGGTTGTTGTTGTATGAATATTTGATTAGTAGTTTGTGTGCCGTTAGAATAAGTGTAAGTAACTAACAAAGTATAAATTGCAACAGTACCTCCCTCTGTTCTTATTCTGTAGCTTAAGTCCTCCGTGTTTATGTAGTCTAAATCGTCTTCAGTTTTTAATACTGTTGTAGTGTTTGGATTCGCAGGTATACAAACTTCTACTACGCCCTCGCTATTCAATGTGCTTGGCGTTATCGTTACTCCTGCATCTGTAGTCGTTACTGTAGCCAACTTTGCGCCATTAGGAAACAATATTCTAACATCAAAGCATTGAGCATCCTCACTTGGTTTGATAGGTTCTATAATTCCTCCACCAGTAAGAAGTGGCCTAAAGTCATTGATAAGTACAAAATCTACATCTCCAGTAGTTAAAGAAGATTTCATAGACTCTATAATATATCGCTTATCTCTTATTATTACTCTGTCATTCAAACGTAATTCAGTAAGTAAGCTTACAGGTAGATTCGTTTTTACGGTTGTTCGCCTGTTCTTTAAGTTGAATAGATTAAGTAAATAAGGCGCATAGTATGTAGCAAATAAAGTATTTTGTTCAATCAATCCAGTAAGTGTAGAAATTTCTGCATTGAAATTTAAACTAAAGTTTTCAGTCAATACATCTACATCTTGTCCGAAAGGCATATACTCCGATAAAGTTACTATACTCGTTCCCTTATTAAATCTAAACGTAGCAGGTGTTTCATCATACATATACAGTAGCATAGGTTTAGGGACATAAGTCTGCAAATCTTTATTGATTGTAAAGCCTACTTGTAAGTCCGTTCCTGTGAATCTATTCATTTGCATATTTTCAAAAGGCTGCTCTATCTTGTATTCGCCACCATCGTAATCGAAAGTTTCTTCAGCATCTCCATATTCCCTGCCGAATAAATCTCTAAATTGTGAGTTCAATATGTTTTCGCTTTGTTGATATTTAAAGTTTATAGTTCTAAATAATTTAATCCTATCTACTTTAATAGTTTTTATATCCGTGTATTGTGTAATGTCTACAATAGCACCCTTTGCGTACCAATCGTCCAAGGGCTCAACTTGAAAGACTCCATCTGATAAACCATAACAAGTTAAATTAAATTCTTTAAGCACTCCTGTAAAGAAGTCTACTACTTTCATATCTGGCAAGTAGGCAATAGGGTCAATATCTCCACTTAATAAAGTTGATGAACTTGCAGAGAATTCATTTGTATAAGTTGATGGAAATAAAGATGGGTCTGAACCATCTTGGACATATCTGCAAGAAATATTTACTGTGGTGCTTTCTGTTGCACGAACCCTAAAGTTTAATACATCTTGTACGTTAATGTTATTATTACTTTGATGCACCTGTTGATAAGTTCCGTTTTGACCTGGTACAGTTATACTTAAAACTCCATTGATAAAAACATCAATATAATACGTTGCCGTTACGCTTGAACAAAATGATTGTAAAAATACTCTATGTTTTATTTGGTCTTCCCAGAATTGACTTGTTGGATTTACTCCAAATTGTGTAAAGAAATTTACAGGCACTATTGTAAGCGTGTCATCTGCTAAACTAAAATATTTTGTATATAAATCACTACTTGGATTAAACGAGCTTTCCCCTCCTGTTGTAAAATCTACATCTTCAGTAGTTGTATAAAATTCAAAATCATTACTATTTTGACAGTGTAAAAAGCAATTTTGAAATCTCTTATCTGTTAAAAAAGTCCCCTCAAATGTTACTCCGTATTTTCCTTGCATCGCTCCAAGTATAGCAGGAACTCTTATAGCAGGAAATAATTCATTAAACTTAATTGCTCCTGTATCCGTGTTTATGTCATCGTTTGGTAATGCAGGATTGTTGTACTGTAGATATCTTCTTGTGATTAATGGATACCTTATTACGTCTGCCGTTGTGCCGTCTGTTATCCTATCTTCTATTTCTGTTGCCGTATACGGATGTGCATAGATGTTTAGTAAAGTTAAGTCTTGCATTTTATCTTCTCCGAACTTATCCTTTAAGCTTGTGATGTCTCCATAGAATGTAATCTGATAGCTATAGGCTTCATTATCTTTTACTTCAGATTTTTCAAGGCTCATCTTACCTCTTCTGAATGTAGTTAAGTCTATTTCTATGTGTGCATCTCTTCTTATATTGTGATCTATCGTACTTTGTACATCGTTCTGGTAGAAGTGTTGAAAGATTGCGTTATTAGATGGAGTAGCAGGAACGGAAAACGATTGCGAGAAGTCAGTCATTACTTTGCTAATATCTTGGACGTTCTGTTGTATAGAAGTAACGCTTATCTGTTCGTCTTTGAATAGGTCTAATCTTTGACCCTCTATATAAACTTGTACTGTTCTCATTATACTACTGTATTAATTAAGTCGTATGCAAAATCAAATTCTAAAGTATAATTTATCGTTCCTTTGTTTATTCCTTTTTGCTTTTCAAGTGATTTCGTTTTTATCTTGACAGGTGTATAATCCGTGTTGTAATCGTAATCTAATAAAGTAATTCTTTCACTTAACATTAATTCTTGAATGTACTCGCCATATAAATCGTTTACCCATCCTGTATTAAGCTTTATAGATTCTTTGGCGTTAGTATTAAATTCTTTAATCTGTCCGTTGTCGCTTGGTGTAAAAGGAAGCGAAGCTGGATTGAATTTGTATTCATTCGTCTTTACGGCAATACTTCTGCTCTTTGCTTTTTGAAACCAGATACGACTCCAACTACCGAAACGATTTATAAAGTCTACTGCTACAGGAGAATACTTCGGCTCACATTGTGGCTCAAAGTTTCCCTCCCAAATAGTAGCACCGAATCCATCTCTATGCTCTACCTTATTTCCATCTGCTAAATAAGGCTCATATACTCTTGCAAAGGTTTTTATTCCATCTACTGTAAGCGTATAAACCTGTTGTGTGCCTGTGCTTAAATTAGTGTAAACTATCTTGTCAGCTGCTTGACCAAGCATATCAAAACTTCCAGCCATATTGTTAGACTGACTTGTAGGGAGTAAGGCATTATAGTTGTAGAAATATGTCCCCTCCGTTAGTAGTACCGTATCTTGAAAAGGCTTATTTTGCCCATCCATAAAATATGAATAGCCGTCCATAAATTCCCCTGTTTGACTTTCTGAAACATTCAATACATAAACACCCCCTATAAAATTATAAACGTCAACGTGATAATTTACTGCATAATCCGTGTTTATAGCAACATCATAACTGTTATATATGTTTGACCATTTCGTCATACCAAAATACTCTCTAACATAAGGCGAAATATTGTAGTACGTCTTTGTATTGTTTGAAGCAGGTATTAACTTATCAAGTGTGTACTGTGGACTTGCAGGTTGGCTTCCTGTATTCCACAAATATATTTCTACTTTGCTTCCTGTTTGCGTAGCGTCATCTACTTCTATGATGTAAGGACTTCTTGATAAAT